TATATAAGGGTTAGAGACGCAACGCGGAAGAGGGCGGACGGTTTCACGCTCAGATTCTTTGGCAAACACGTTAATGCAATCGCCGTGCCGTCGTATTACTGAACCTCGCCTAATCGGGAATTGAGGGGTCAACGTGATAGTCTGAAGGCATGACTACTCGCATTAGCCAGGATACGCGCAACAAGCTATCCCTGATATGGGATGACCTGTTAGACCGCGTTGCCTCTGCCCAGTCCATGAAAGTAATTTGTGGCGCGCACGGCATTACACGCGCACAGATTAAAGGCTACCGGGAAACCACTCCTAATGTGCGCACAGAATGGAGTGAGGCGCGGAAGGAATCAGCGCAAGCTTATCTAGAGCAGCTAGTCGAGGTAACTAACAATCCGGACTTAGACCCTTCACGCGTGCGCGTGATGTGCGATTCGTTAAAGTTCCTCATTGAGAGGCTAGACCCCGATTCATTCAGCCCGAGGACACGCGCAGAGATCACACACAAGGTTATAGACCTCAATCAAGCGATACGTGATGCGAACGCCCGCTTATCACATGTGAGGCAACCACGGATCGAGCGTGACATTACGCCTGCTGCGCTGCTGTCAGACCTGATCTAGTAGCGCGTGAGTGAGTGCATACTCTTGAATGATCCAGGTGGGGGGCAGTATTTAAGTGAGTGAGTGCTTACTTTCGCGAGGGGGGAGTGGGGAGGGGGTAGGGGAAGGAAACGCGGGCTAGAACCGGGCGCGGGGGTTACTGTGGTCGAGGCCGTGCAAAAATATATAACAAATTCCGCAGAATTTCGCGGAATGTCACAGACGCCCACGGATTCAAGGACTTAGGAATTAGTCTTAATTAAATGGTCGATTCCGTCCGGTTCCGCACACCCTATAGGGTGCGGAATCCGGATAGGTAGACTGAGGTTGCCATGATAGCAAAACCAGAACAGGAAATGGAAATACTGACGCAGATGCTTGCGTTCAGGAACGACCCGGTCGGATTCGTCCACTACGCCTATCCTTGGCGGCAGGCGGGCACGCCGTTCGCAGACTTCGACGGCCCCCGCTCTTGGCAGATAGAGGAAATCGAAAAGGTCGCCGATCATGTGCGCCGGATGGAATTCGCCCACGCCAACGACCTACCCCTCTCGATCTACCGGGCGGCATGGTCGTCCGGCCGGGGACCCGGAAAGTCCGCCGCGCTGGGCATGCTGGCTCACTGGTTCACGTCTACCCGCATAGGCGCCCCCGTCATCGTCACAGCCAACACGGAGGGCCAGATGCGCTCCAAGACCTTCCCTGAGTTCGCTGTGTGGTTCGGGAGCGCCATCAATTCGCATTGGTTCGTGCAGGAGACACTTCGCATCACGCCGGCCCCCTGGCTGCTCTCCCTCGTCAAACGTCATCCGTCTGAGGGCGGTCTTGGCATCGACCCGAAGTATTGGGGGGTGACCGGGCAGACGTGGAACGCCGACAACCCCAACGCCTTCGCCGGAGCTCATAACCCCTACGGCATGATGGTCTTATTCGACGAGGCCAGTGGCATCCCCTCCCCTGTTTGCGACGTGACCGAAGGCTTTTTCACGGAGATTAACCCTTATCGCTTCTGGCTTATGGCCTCGCAGATGCGGACCCGGCAGGGGCGGTTCTTTGAGTTGTTCAACGACCCCCGGGTGGGGAAAGGGTGGAACGTCCGAACCCTGTCCACCCGTGGCCTGTCGGGCGTGGACCAGCAGAAGATCAAGGACGACGTTGAGCGCTACGGCGAGGACAGTGACTACGTGCGGGTGGAAATTGACGGCTTGCCCCCGCGCACGTCCGAGGATCAGTTCATTCCGTGGGACGCCGTGCGGGCCGCGCATCAGAACCGGCTCCACCCGGATTACGGCGAAGCGCTGATCCTTGGCGTTGACCCCGCCCCCCGGGGCAAGACAGCTTGGCGCTTCCGGCAGGGGCGAAACGCCCGGGACTGCGTAGGTCTGGCGACGAAGGGGGCGTGGTATAACCTGGACAACGTGCAGATCGCGGAGGAGATTCTCCGGCTGGACAACACGTTCCGCCCGCAATACATCTGCATTGACTTCGGCATGGGCACCGGGGTCATTGATATTTTGAAACGCAAGCGCACAAACGGGCGGGTGATCGAGGTCAAGTTCGGCGCCCAAGCGCAGATGAAGCAGACAGACAACGCGACCCACGCCATCGAGTTGTGGGCGCGTATGAAGCACTGGCTGCCGGGTGCCATGGTTGAAGCCGACGACGGGAGTAAGGGCTCACTCTCCCACCAGTTGACGGATCGCGGCTGGCGATGGAGCGGGCGGGAGGACGGGAAGAAAATCCTCGAAACGAAAGAGGACCTGCACAAGCGCGGGGTGCATTCACCCGACGACGCCGACGCCCTGGCCTGCACCTTCGAGATTGAAAACCCCCCGAGGATTGATCGGGTTAAGGACCCGGTTGAACCCCCGGCGGAACGCGATACGGGTTGGCTCGGCGAGTGATTGTGGTAGACTGAGAGTATGAGATTAGGAGGTATTCCCTTTTGTCTTTCATGAAGCCAAAAATCCCGCAAGTGCCCGCCGCTGCTCCGGCTCCAACGGAAGCGGAGCAAGTGGCCGAGCGGGTCAAGCGAGTGGATGCGTCCCAACGCGATTGGGCGACGGGACGGCGCGCAGCGGAAACGAACGTCGGCGGGGATGTGATGGAGCGAGAGGCGCAGGCAGGGCGCGGCCTTTTGAGCATGCAGAAGCGGAAGGCCGCACGTCAGGATTTGTATGGCGCGGGGGGCTAACCAGCGGGTCCGGGTTCGCCGGGTAAAGCTGCCCGCCCAAGTGCAAGAGCGGATGGCGCGGCTACTTCCCGGGCTGGCGCAGCTAAAGCCAACAGAAGGTGTGCGGCCCTTGAACTCTGGTTTTTTCAAGCTGGAACAAATACGGCAGGGCGAGGCAGTGCGGCGCCGGCAGACCCCGGCCAAAAAGATCAAAGGGTAAGGTGTGAGCAAACAAATTAAAAAAGTGGCGCCACTTGACCCCATAACCAACATGGCTGTCAATAGCAAAGGCGCCGGGGAAGCGCTTGATCCCAAGACCGCCTTCGTTCCGGAGGGTTCTGGCGGTTATGGTAAAGGGGAACCTCCTGTTGAGGCCCCCACACCCGCAGCCCGGGCCTCGGATAGGTTGACCCGCGAAGCTACGTTGATGTCCCGGGCGCGCGCCGGGGGTATATCCCGCTCATCGAGCGACGCTGACCTCTTGGGATACACGCCCCAAACGAAACGTCGCACGGCGTCCCGCATGCTGCTGGGATAATACGTGACCGACAAAACACAGTTCTACACACAGCGCCTGGAGAGCCTTCGCTCCCGGCGCGGACATTGGGATACCCAGTGGGAGGAGTCCGCCGCCCGGGTGATACCCGCGCACCGTGATTCATTCCTGTCCCAAGGGGCCAACAACGCTTTTGGCATGGGCGGGGAGAAGAAAACAGAACTGCAATACGACTCCACCGCAGCGATTGCGTGTCAGCGGTTCGCTAGCGTCATTGAATCTCTCAGCACGCCGCAGTCTGGTATCTGGCATCGGTTGACGCCCGCCGACAAAACCCTGAAACGCAACCGCAGGGTGCGCCTCTTTTTTGACGAACTGAACGAAGTCCTGTTCAGTTATCGCTACCGTCCGGTGGCTAACTTTGTCGGGCAAAGTCAGCAGGTTTATCTCGGCTTGGGTGCGTATGGCAATGGCGCTCTGTTCATTGACCAACCCGAACGCACCCGGGGCCTGCGCTACCGGAATATTCACATCGGCGAGGCCTACTTCGTGGAGAACCACGCGGGCATCGTGGACACACTCTACCGCGCTTTTTTCCTGACGGCTCGCCAGATTGTGCAGGAATACGGCGACGCTGCCTCGGACCAGGTAAAGGCAATGGCCGCGAACGCGATGCAAGCCGAGACAAAGTTCGAGATTTTGCACTGCGTCCACCCCCGCGAGGACTACAATCCGCAGCGGGTGGATTCCCTCGGCAAGCAGTTCGCCTCGATCCACATGGAAGTTTCTTCTAAGACCTGGCTGCGCGAAGGCGGCTTCGACGTTTTCCCCTATGGCGTGACCCGCTACTCCCAAGCGAGTGGGGAAGAATACGGGCGCGGCCCCGCGCAGTGGGTGCTCCCTGCGATCAAGGTGCTGAACGACGAGAAGAAAACCATGCTGGTGCAGGGGCACCGCACGGTTGACCCGATCCTGTTGTATCACGACGACGGGGTGCTGGGCGGGAACTTCAAGGTGCGCGCCGGTAAGTCCATCGCTGGCGGCGTGAACGCGGATGGCAAGTTGCTTGTCCAGACACTCCCGGTCGGCAACATTGCCGCTGGGGAGGACCTGATGGAAATGGAGCGCCGCGTAATCAACGACGCTTTCCTGATTACGCTGTTCCAGATTCTCGTAGACACTCCCGCCATGACGGCGACCGAAGTGCTGGAACGTGCCCGGGAGAAGGGCATGCTGGTGGCTCCCACGGCGGGGCGCCTGCAAGCCGAGTTCCTGGGGCCGATGATCGAGCGCGAACTGCAACTGCTGGCCTCGCAGGGCCTGCTGCCGGAAATGCCTCCGATCCTGCGGGACAGCCCGGAAGCGATGGAATACAAGATCGAATACGACTCCCCGATGTCGCGCATGCAGCGCGCGGAAAAGGCGTCAGGCTTCATGCGCGCCCTCGACGTGGCGGCGAACTACGCCAAGAACACCCAAGATATTTCCCCGCTGGATTGGTTCAACTTCGACAACGCTATGCCGGAGATTCTGGACATTCACGGGGCGCCTACTTCGTGGACCCGTTCTCTTGAGGAAGTCCTCGCCGCCCGCGAGCAGCGCGCCGAACAGCTACAGCAGCAGCAGATGGTTGAGGCTGCGCCCGCTATCGCAGGCATGATGAAGAACAACCCCGGCATGGCGAAGCCGCAAGAGTGAAACTCAACTTAGGCTCGGGCCAGAAGCGGCCCCCCGAGGGCTATGTCAATATTGACATTGAGCCCCGGTTTAATCCCGACGTAGTGTGTGATCTGGCAAAAGAGCGCTGGCCTTTTGACGACAACAGCATGACGGAGGGGATTTGCTCACACGTCATGGAGCACCTTGGCGGGGACGGGTTCTTTCACTTCCTGCGAGAAATGTATCGAGTTGGAATGCCGGGAGCGGTGATCCACTGTGCCGTGCCCCATCCCCGGCACGACATCTATCTGAATGATCCGACGCACGTTAGGCCGATCACCCTACAGGGAATGTCCCTATTTTCTAAGCGGTTCTTGCAGGAGCAGCTAGACAAGGGCAACCTGCTTACCCCCTTCGCTGATTTGCTCGGGGTAGACTTTAATCTCCAAAACGGCGTCTACAAATTCGACGCAGCTATCGAGCCTGAGTTCCTGAAACGTATCGAGGAAAATCGGTGGTTTTTTGAAAAGCATTTCTACAACATCGTGCATGAGATTCAGTTTCAACTAGTCGTTGTGAAGGGAGGCTAATGACCCCACGGCAAGAGTGGTTGGAGCAGTTGCGCGGTATCCTTGGTGGGCGCAGGCACGCTTACCAGCAGACGTTCAAAGGTCCGTTGGGCGAAACGGTTCTGAAAGACCTCGCGTGGTTCTGCCGGGCACACGATTCCACCTTCCACGAGGACGCCCGGGCTCACGCAGTGGCCGAAGGTCGCCGGGAAGTGTGGCTGCGGATCGAAAAGCATCTGCGCCTGTCCCCCGAGAAGCTGTGGGAATTTTACCAAGGCAGGGTCGAGTAATGTTCCGCGACGACAAGGTTATATACACGTCAAAGCACATTCACTTCGTCCTGAATCACGGGGCGCTCGGGGATATGATTTCATCCCTGCCCGCCGTGGCTTACGGTCGCCAGACGACTTCGCCCTCCCAGCTTATGACCGTGTGGGTAATGGAGCATCAAATCCCCCTGGTAGCACACCTGTTGGGGCGACTGCACAATCTGCGCGTTATGCCGCTTCACAAATTTAATCCGCAGGTGCCGCCCGAAGGACAGGACCCGAAGTGGCTCGCTCCGGGGAACGCCGTGTCGAATGGCGCCATCAACAACCAGATCACCCGCAACCGCGTGCCGCTGGTGGACTACGCGCACCTGACGTTGCTTGATCGCTGGCCCCGGGACGACGCGGAGCGTAACTACCCGCACACGGCGCTCCTCACCGGGATGCCGCATGGATGCGGGGAGCCCTACGTGGTAATCTCCGTCGGCGCGACCTCGGATAATAAAATCATCCCGGAGCATGTGATCGAGGCCGTGATTCGGTGGTGTGTCTCTCGCGGCTACAAGCCGGTGATCCTCGGCAAGTCAGAGACTTTGGTCAAAGCGATAGGGGAGGACATCCCCCTGCGTATTCGCTACCGTTATGACAATCTCCCGCAGGAGGTTCGAGCCCTGGCGCTCGACATGCGGGACAAGACGGGCCTGCTCGAAGCACGTAACTGGCTCGGGCACGCACAGGCCGTTGTGGGCGTGGACGGTGGCCTGCTTCATCTGGCGGGCACGACCAACACCAAGATTGTCTACGGGTATACCACAGTGCGCCCGGAGGATCGGGGCATTGTGCGCTACTCGTCGATGAATTGGGAAGTAGAACACGTCGGCCCCCGCGCACTTAGCTGCACGGGTTGCCAAGGAAACATGCAGCTTATGCACGGCCATGATTTCCGCTATTGCGTATACAAGGACAACCTCTGTGTGGACAGACTGCACGGGGACGATTTCATCGCAGCACTGGAAGCACTCGGACTGTAATGTTCAATAGACTGAACAAAATAGTTTTCACTTTGGCCCCAACGAAAGGATAAGCCATGACTGACCTAAACGTAACCCCCCCTGCCACTCCACCGGCTACGCCACCTGCAACGCCCCCGGCTACTCCACCGGCTACGCCCCCGTGGCACGGCATCACTGATACAGCCGACGCCGCCTACGTGGCTAACAAAGGCTGGCAGACGCCCGCCGACGTAATCAAGTCCTACCAGGGCGCAGAGAAATTGGTTGGGGTTGACCCGGCACAGCTTCTGCGCATGCCCCGGACGGATGACCCGGAAGGCTTTCGGGCGGTCGCCGCTAAACTCGGGATGCCGGAAAACCCGAAGGACTACGCAATCGACTCCCCGAAGGACATGCCCCTTAGCCCGGAAT